AATTTTGAAACTTTATTAAATTTATCATGTAAGTCTACTTTATGAGATATTACAAATACATTTGCATCTTTAATAACAAAACGAATTATCTTTAAAAATTCTTCTGTACCCATACCATCCAAAGAACTATCAAATACCTCATCCATAATTAATAGATTAGTATTTACAGAGTTTTTAACTCTTGCAACCTCTCTCCATGTAAAGAGAAGAGCCAAGTCAATACGCATTTTCTCACCTTCACTAAAGGATGAATATGAAAAGTCCTCATGTATTGGTGACTCTACTGTCTCATTGAACTCCTCATCTAACTTAAAGTTGATATAGAAATCCATCATCTGCAAGTAACGATTGACCTGCTGATTGATAAGTGGTAGATATTTTCTAATTATTTTAGTCTTGACTCCATCATCTTTGAGTAAGGAATACGCAAAGTCGTGATGAACGATATCCTGATTTCTTTCGGAAAGTTTATCGTCAGTTGTTTTGAGACTCTCTTTAAACTCTTCTAACTTTTCATGCTCAGTATTTCTGTTTTTAAACTGATCGGTAATAGTTTGAATTTCTGATTCAAGTTCTCTGATCTGTTTTTGATTGATAGAGATGTGAGTATTGTTTTTAGAAATGCCATTGTTGAGTTTAGTAATCTCCTTTGTTAATTTGACAAACTGACGCTGCTTTTCTTTTTCTTCTTCGATTGTATTCTCTAAGTCTTCAAAACCTTTCTTAAGTTTCTTTGCCTCAGATTGAGCGTCTTCAATCTTATTTAAACGGAAGTCTTCTTCTATATGCTGAGTACAGGTGGGACAAACCGTATTCTCTTTGAAGAACTTGTGTTCTTTGGTAATGTTAGATACCTTATTTGATATTTGCCCTTTAAAATTGTTCAATTTCGACAATCTCTTGTCAGCACCTACAAACTTTTCCTGATTCTTTGTTAAGTCTGCAACTGAATTTTCTAAGTCTTGATTTATCACAAGGTAATTTTCAGATTCAGATATTAATGTGTCTATCTTATTTCGATTAGAATTAATACTATTCTTATGTTGATTCTCTACTTCTTGAATAAACTTATCTTGCATCTTAATCTTATCTTCTAAGTTCTCTCTTTTTAAATTAAGAGATCGAACTTGTTCTTTTTGTATTCTTAATTTATCTTTCAATAAGTTATTCATAAATGAGAAGATACGAATATCAAGTAAATCCTCAATTACATCACGACGAACTGAACTTGAGAGTTGCATAAAGGGTATGAATGTACTACTTCCAAGTATTACTATCTGAGTAAATGACTTATAATTAACTTTTAATATATTTTCTTCTAGAATCTTTTGATTTGATCGGTCATCAGCCTGTCGATGTAAAGGTTCTCCATTGACTTCAATGTCAAATATGGTTGGTTTCATACCTCTACGAACCACATATTCCCTTGCATTCACATCAAATTCCAGTTCAACTACAGAATCTTTTTCATTAACTGTGTTAACTAACTGAGATTTATTGATCTTACGGAATGGTTTATTGAACAAAACAAAGGTCAGTGCATCTAATAAAGTGCTCTTTCCTGAACCATTGTGACCAATTATTAAGTTTGTATTCTTCTCAAGGAAGTCAATTTCTGTCCAATGGTCTCCCGTTGACAGGAAATTCTTCCATTTAATCTTCTTGAACTTTATCATTACTAGGTGGAATCACGAGGTCATCAGGTGTGACGACAGCATACTTATAATTATACATGCTACAGGTCTTAATGGCAAGGTCATCTTCAACTTCTATAACTTGCATGTTTTTTTCTTGTTCGAGGTTGTCCTCCAACATCATCGCATAGCGAACAGCATCGTCCTCTTCTTCAAATAAAAAGAGAACTTTATCTCCATCGGAATCTTGCACAGCATATGCACCGTCATCCCTCCGACTATTAAGAGTAAGTAAATACATCATTCTACCTCGCATGCTTGTCTGTATAGATCACGAAAAATGTTCTTTACAATTCCTTTGTCAAATTCAATCTCAGATTCATCAATATAACGATTCAAAATTGAAATTGTATTCTCATCTTCTTCAATGTCAAAATCTTTATTCTCAGCGATTGCAAAATTCTCAACAATCTTTAAATCGTGAACTCCTGATCGATATAATTTATCAATAAATTTTTGGAATTCTTTTGGATTTGATTTTTTACGAACTATAACTTTTACAATTTTGTTATGATATTGAGTTGTATTAAACAACTTATGATTAGTATCTTCATAATATACATTATAAAACAATTTATAAGGATTGTTAACTGGAGTCTGTTCCTGAGTGTCAGTATCAAACAAATGATACCCTCTTGGATCGTTTACATCATTCCAAAACATTTCATATGGATTACCTAGATAAAATATTTTACCATCGGTGGAGCGTGTATGAAAGTGTCCTGAGAAGACTTTATCGAACTTATCAAACACCTTTACATCCATACCATCTTCCATCATATGACCACGAGTTGCCTTAAATCCATTTAATTCAAGATGTCCCATTGCAATCTTTGCTTTTGAATTTTGAATGACTTCAAGAGTTTCATCATGATTATCAACACTAATCCAAGGTAAAAGAAGAATATCTAATCCATCAAGATTAATATCTGTTGCTTTTGAGTATGTTGTAATGTTGTCATAGTTAGTTAATAATAATTCTGGAGAATTTATTTCATTTGTATTTTTATAGTAACAATCATGATTTCCTGTGATTGCGTGAACCTTATACTTCTTCATTGGTTCAAATACAACTCTCTTTGCCCACTCTAAACTGTAATAATCAATTGACTTTCGACTATCAAATACATCACCCATATGGATAATAGTATCGATTCCTTCTGCTTCAAGTGAAGGAAAAAATACATTCTTATAGAACTGTTCAAAATAATCATGTAAATGCTTTGACCCCTTACGAGCACCATAATGGGTATCTGTTATAATGGCAACTCTCATTTTTTCTTTGGATAATATTGGAAACCTTCGGTTTGCTCACGCAACTCAGATAATTTAAATGTAATCATCTTATCCCAAGGAGTATGTGAATCCATAAGAACTGCTGCTTTCTTACCTTGTATTCTCTGAACACATCCAACATATCCTCGATAGATTGAATTTTCATCTATCACTTTAACTGTAGATCCGGGTAAAATCATCTATTTTTCTTTTGTGCAATGTTGTCTTTAATTGTATTATACTCAGACATCGCTCCTGTCAAGGCACCATCTTCAACTGTCATGACTTCATCAAATCCAGTCTTTTCAATAATTTTATTCTTTATATCTAACTGCTTCTTTTCCTTCTGTATGCGTCTCAGAAAGGCATAATGTATAATCTGTGTAAAGTATGCAAAAGGATTACGAGACTTCTCTGGATCGAAATTATGAATGTATTGAACACAATTCTCAATCCCATCAGATATCATATCGTCACGAAACATATAATTTACAAAGTTTGGTTTATAAGACAAGTGTGTTGCGATTTTTAAAAAACATGATCCAAGATAGTTTGTGATTCTTGGTTTAGGAAGATCATTCTCTTTTGCATGGGCAACTTTTGCTCGATAGACAATAAGTGCCTCTAAAAGTTCTTTGTTATTTACATAGTGTTCAGACTTCTTTCTGGGCATGACATCTTATTCGTCTTAACTATATTCCATTATAGCATATTTATTTTGAATGACAAGTTTCGTAAAAAAGTGCAAATCTTAACATACTTGACAAGACCTCTGAATACATGTACAATAACCTTTGTGAGGTTTGAAGGGTATTTAAGACTCTTTTGAATCAGATTTAAATAGCTTTTCCAACGATTCTCTTTTTTTCTCAACACTAGTTTCTAGATAAAATTCTTTTTATAAATATAAAAGTAATGATCCCACAGTTATAACAATAGATTATGAAGCATCTTAAACTATATTTAAACTTTTCTTGATGAAGTATTAATACTTAAAAATTATTCCAGAAAAGCTTGTTTTGATCATGCTCCCCGAGAGTTATCCACTTTTTTAGTGTTTTTCAACAGGGTTTTCCACAATATGTTGATTAAATTAAATCTTCTATGTGCAAAATAAAATATTTTCTCTTTTAAAAAAAATATATCCACATTTTGTTTTGTTGATCACTAAGATTTAATAGTAATTTTTTTTGGATTATTTATTAAGCTTATGAATCCCAACAAAATTAAAAAAAATTCGACTACTGAAATCAAAGAAAAACTTAAGAAATCAAAGTTTGATTTACTTACTAACGAAAATGATTTTTTAGTTAAAAGTCTAAAAAAGGCTGGATAGTCTTCTGGTTTACCAAAATGATATTTTTTCAAGAAATCTCTATAATTAAAATTTTGTTCTGCTAGATACAACAATTAATCATTTTTTAAAGATTTTAACTCTTTAATGGTAAGTAGTATTTGCTTTTTCTGATCTTTTAGTTGGGCCAAGCGTTGGGTGATGGCTTTTAAAGCATTTTTGGATTGTTTTGTATGTGTTGGGTCAACATCATACAAATCAAGGTATGTTTTTATATCATTTAGCGAGAATCCTAATTTCTTAGCTCTGTATTCAACAAAATTTCTATTTGTTTGATTTATATCTACAAAAAAAACATGCTCAACTTTTGAA